TTCCGATCTTCGAGCTTCGCGCGCTCCGCTAGCTCTTGCCCGGAGGACATTTCAAAGTAGACGATCGCGCCGGTGGTGTACGACGCGAAGCTGATGAGGAAGTAATTCCAATATGACTCCACATCGAACAGCAGCTTGTCCCGGCGCAGGCGTGCTTCCGCGAGCTCGGGGTCGCTCATCACATGCACGTTGAAGCGCAGCGCGTCTTCCAAGCCGGGCAGGTAGTCCGAGCGTAACCACACGGGTTCCGGTGGCGTGCGCTTGGGTGCAGCCTCCTTGACCGCTTTGACGATTGGTTCGTCGCGCCACCACAAGCCTAGAGCGTCTGCTCTCACATCCGCATTCCTACAAGCGCACCACGCAAGCGCTCCCCGTAGAACACGCTTGGGGCAGGGTACGTGCTGAAGTCGATGTGCGTTGCGACGTTGCGCAGTAGCATGAGCATTTCGATATTATAGATGCCTTCACACTCGAGGCCTGGTATCTCGAAGCGTGCGCCTTCATCCTCTTTTTCGCCGGGTGCAGTGCGTAGCGTACCACTTCCAATAAACACGCGCCCTGCCTTGTCTACGAACCGCTTCAGCTTTTCCAGCCCGTCGAATATGCGCTTGTCGATCGCGGTAGCGTTGTCGCTGTTGGCAAACAGCTTGCCGATGTCCGGCCACTCCAGACCGAGAAGCTGGCTGCGAATCCAGCGCTTGTCGGTGTAGTGGAACGTCACCGAGTTTTCGGTGACTTGTGCATGCGTCGGAGGCTCGTTGATGCGCAGCATCTCCGCAACCGCTGCGCGAGGGATGTTAATCTCGACTGGCATGGTTGCTTCGGTCCAGTATTCGACCGCGACAACGTTGTTCGTTGCGAACACGCTTTGACCGCGCATCAGCACACCGTTGCACCACTGGCGCGAAGCGTCGTCGCCGATGAACGGCTGCACCACTTTCAGCGCACGGAGCACAGTCTCCCCGTCGAAGTCCACACGCTCACCCTCGGGTTGTACGTGCGGGGTTTCCTCGGCAATGCAGTCGACAAACGCTTTGAACTGACCGCAAGCAATGCGCAAGCGACCTGCTGGCGTCATTGCGAGTTGGATGGGGTAGTCGTGCCCGTTCTCGTCGGTGTCCGTGCATTGCGCGATCGCGTTGACCAGTGCGGCGGCCTTGGGTTTGCAGTCAATGTTGAAAGCAATCGGCGCGCACAGGGCGAGCGAACCGTTGTACGCTCGCACAGCACCGTCCTCGATAACGAAGTGCGTCATTGCAGGCATGAAGTCTTTCTTGGCGACTGCACCCTGTACGAACCGCAATTCCTTCAGCATTAGAAAAGCTCCTGCACGCGCGCACGAAAGACTTCGCTGTGCGATGCGTTGATCATTGTGTTTATCACGCCGAATGCCCACAGGTTGTAAGCTGCCCGGGCCTCGTAGACAGTGCTCAGCCGTTCATACGTGAAGCCTTGCTTCTCAAGCATGCGGAACAGGTATTCAGTCTCGAGCGGCGTCAGTGTGGTTATGTGCTGTCCGGCGTCGTGCCTGCTTGGGCTTGAGCTCGACACCTTGATGGGTCCGTGCTCTGGTGTCATGACGCTACCGAACGCAGCAGCTTGAATCCACGACGACGAGTCGCACGAATACCACGGGTAAGCTTCCATGAGCGGCACGGACGTCATACCGAACCCGTGTACCTTGACGCGCGCACGACCGCTGCCGTCCGTTAGATACTTCTCCCATATACGGTCGAGCCACACTTCCAGCTGAGCAGCGCTTGTGCCGACCATGCCACCGAGTGTGATGTAGTCGTAGTTCGCGACGTAGTATTCGAGCGCAGCTTCGGGTTCACCCTTGTGGAAGCAAGGCAGAGGGCGCACGCCACGCTCCTCCATCTCGAGTTGGTTGCGGTACGTTCCCTCCGCGGACGCTGCGTTGCCACCGATGCTGTCCAGCACCGACGCCATAAGCGCACCGTCCTCAACGCGCAGGATGTCCATGTTGCGCTTGATATACTCGCAGTAATCATACACGGTGAGCTTGACGCCCAACGTCCACGCAGAGAACGCGCCGGAGTCCAGAAAGATTTGCGCCTGCTCGCGGCGCATGTCGTCAACGTACTTCTGCTTCCCGACGTAGTGCCATGATTCAAGGAGGTGCGGCAACTCGTGGACGATGTTTTTCTCGTGGTCGTTCAGCTTCTCGTAACGGCTACCCTGCCCTCGCATGTAACCGTTCGAGTAAACCGCAGCGGTGTAGATGTGCATCAGCGGCCTCCCTGCTGCTAGTTTACACCAAGCGCAGGAACTCCGCACGAGCACTTGCGTCCGTCTTAATGACGCCGCGGACCGCTGTGGTTATCGTGTGGTGCCCCTGTTGGCACACGCCACGCGACTCCATGCACAGGTGACGCGCCTTCATGATGACACCGACACCGAGCGGGTTCAGGTGCTCATGCAGCGCGTCTGCGATCTGGTCCGTCATGCGCTCCTGCACTTGCAAGCGACGTGCGAACACGTCCGCAAGGCGCGAGAGCTTGCTGAGCCCGACAATCTTACCGTTCGGGATGTAGCTGATGGTGACCGTGCCGAAAATGGGTGCGAGGTGGTGCTCGCAGTGCGAGTAGACCGGGATGTCCTTCACGGTGATCATCTGGTCGTGCTTCTCCGCACCGTCCTCGAATACCTTGAGGATGGTAGCAGGGTCGACGCTGTACCCGCTGCACCAATGCTTCCAGGCTTTCGCCACTCGCGTCGGTGTTTCGTGCAAGCCACCGCGCGTCGGATCTTCGCCGACAAACTGGAGGAGCCTGACCACATTGTCCTCGAAGGAACTGAACTCGTTGCCCTCCCACGGGAACACGATCCAACGCTTGTGGAACTGCCCGGGCTTGCGCTTGTCGAGCAGAGCGTGGAAGGGTACGTGCGGGTATTCCTTGGTCCACTTCCGTTCGGTGGAGCCGCTGTCAATCAAGTCATCGATGATGACTTGCGCTTGCGCGGGATCGTCCACCATTTGCAGTTCGCAGTATTGCCCAACCGCAAGCGCTGCGGAGATGCCACCGCGCGGCACACCGAAAGCACGGAGTGAGGTGTAACCAGACTCATCCATCTGGTCCACGAGCTTGTGAGCAAGCGCAAATGCAAGCTCGCTCAGCGTCTGCTGAGTAATGTGTAACTTCGACACGGGTCACCTCGAGTACGATGCGGAGCACTTGCGCGTCTCTTCGATCACGCAAGAAATAAGACGGATGCCTGTACCTTGGAGTTGACCCGGGCCAACGACGTTGACCAGATACTCCGCCATGTTTTCGGCAGTGGGGTTGAACGGTACGCCGACAACACCCGCTGCGTCAATTTTCATGAGCCCGTGGAGCATAGGGTCATGCATCCAGATGAGCATCTTGTGGTCCCACTCGTGCTCGACCCACATGCAGAGCAGTTCCTTGATCGCAGTGAAATCGATAACGCGACCGATGTTGTCGAGCGCGTTACTGCCCGGGACCGCTTCGCATACGAAGTGGATGCGGTAGTTATGTCCGTGCAGGTGAGCACACTTGCTCTCGTGACCGTGGACACGGTGACCGCAGCTGATGTCGTGATACCGTTGTGCGCGGTGAGCCATTACACGGCGCTCCGGACTTTGTCGTAATTCTTGGTCTTGGGCAGGCCCATGAGCCCTTCACTCACCGCACGTATAACAAGCGGGTCTGGCTCGCCAGCATCCAAGAAGCCTTGCGCGCGGAGCACGTTTGCGTGATTCTTGTCGGTCGGCGGATACTTGCCGTCATAGCTCGTGTGGCTGTACGCCAGCGCCTCCCAACAGCCCGGAAGGGTTTTGGCCAGCTTCACCGTGTCCGCCTTGCTCTTGTACATGAGCGGGGCGCGGAGGTGCAGCTCGTAGTTCCCGAGCGACAGGGTGAATGCTTCCTCTATCGCACGCCGGTATTCCTCGGTGCAATCCGGATAATTCGCATTGTCTTCCTGACAGATACCTGTTACGAGGTCGTGGCATTCAAGCGCGACCGCACGGTTGGCAGCAATGGTGAAGAACAACGTATTGCGCATCGGCACGAACGTGAGCTCGACACGGTTGCCGATAACCTTGTCCATCTGCTGGAACGTGTCGTATCGCTCGAGGTCGTTGCTGCTCGTCAGCGGGGACGTGCTGCGCAGGCAGTCCGGGACACGAACAACCTCGTGAGTCAGCACGCCTGCCATCGCAGCGACTTTACGCGCGGCGTCCAACTCTAGCACATGACGCTGACCATAGTCAAACGTAATGGCGTGCAGGTTGGGAGTCAGGTTGTGCTTAGCCCAGAACAAGCACGTTGTCGAGTCCTGTCCGCCTGACAGAACCACTAGAGCTTTTTTCATTACAGCACCCCGAGAAGCTTGTGAAGTTGGATTTGAAGAATGTATCCGTGCTCCATACACGAATCCATGCATGCGCGCAAGTGCCTTGCATTGTCTTCCACGTTCTGCTCGTCCATCGGTTGCAGGTACACGGGACGACGAAAAGCAACGGGCGGACGCGCTACACGAGGCGCCGCACTGTGGTCAAGAGCCAGCACGGGCAACCCGTCGCGCGGGTCTACGCTGTCCGCGCTCATGACGTACTTGTAACAGCACGCGGCGTCTATGGTCGCGGGGTGGACTGCCCCGGTCTTGGGGCTACATACCACAAACGCACCCCGACGGCTCGAAGTATTCGTGTGGATGTACTGCATCGCGTTGATGGGCGGGGGAAGCGTGCCGTTCGTCTCAATCTGGACATAGTACGCTTCAGCGCACAGAGCACCGATTAGCGCGCCGATGTCCTGCCGGAAGGGTTCGCCCCCGGTTATGACCACAAGTCCCGGTACACGGTTCGACGCGAGCTTTACGAGGTTGACAACGTGCTCCACTGTGCAGTCGGTTCGACCGGACGTGTAGTCGGTGTCACAGGCCGGGCATTGCAGGTTGCACCCGGCAAGACGGATAAATACAGCGGGGGTTCCGCAGAACGGGCCTTCGCCCTGAATGGTGTCAAATACTGAGTAGACGGAGAGGTGCGATTGGTGTACACGCTTCTCCGGTGCTTGCTGATTCAGCTGCATCTAGACTCCCTGCATCGAAGAAAAACAGGGGGCGCCGAAGCGCCCCCTGTACTGCCGCGCATTGTAGCGCGAAGCGCTTACGCTGCGCTCGCGGTTGCCGGCTTCTCCGAACGGCCCGTGACGCCGTTGAACTTCCGCCACTTGGCGTACTGCGTCCGCACGGTCGCTTCCGCCATGCCCGGGGCGCGCTTGATCGCGTCACCGATGACGGCAGGGGCGCCCGTCTCGCGGCTCAGGGCATCGAAGATGTCCCAGGCGTTGCCGGTCGTGGTGCCAGCCTTCGGGCGCGTCACGCCGTTCTGGGACGGCTGCTTCGCGCTTTCCTTCGCAGCTTCCTTGGCGGCCTTCGCGTCAGCCTTGGCCTGGACCTTCGCGTCGGCCTTCGCCTTGCGCTCCGCGTCCTTGGCTTCCTTCGCGGCAGCCTTCTCGGCAGCCTTCGCAGCCGCAGCCGCAGCCTTCGCGGCAGCTTTCTCTTCCGCCGTCGGTTCGGCGGCCTTGGTCTCTTCGGTCATTTCGTCTCTCCTCGGTTAAAAAATCTGGATCACTAACCCATCATTCGGGCTCTGGAGCATACTAGCCTGTCCTCTGCGTGTCCGCAATCCCTAGGACAAACTATTTGCCTTGCGCCACGCTGCACCCTGCACGCTCACCGTGTTGGGGTTCCATCCGTGCTGTACCGCGAGCTCTTTAATCCGGGCTCGGGACGGTGCGGCACCGTTGTTGATTGTTCGCTCCGCGTCGAGGGTTGCCCAGATTTGCTGGCATACCCCACTTTTCGGACGTGCTGCTGTCGCTGCCCTGCGCGGTGCGTGCGCTGCGCTGCGCTTGGGTGCGGCTTCGGTAGCGGCTGCGGCGGCTGCGTGCTGTTGCCCACGCTGTAGCGAGCGCGCAGTGTGCTTCTGCACCGTTGCCGCAACCTCGGCAGCAGTGGGGGCAGGTAGCGGGTCGCTGAACAGCGTCACCTCCTGCCACTTGGGAACGGACGACCCGGCAACGTACGAGTATCCAGGCTTCCCGTCGGCGCTCTTGCGCTCGAGCCACTCCGCTTGTGCTTCCGCTTCAGCGGGGTCCGCAGCGCTGACCGGGAACCGTTCAGTGAGGTCCGCCAGCACCATGCGCAGCGAGTGGCTGATTGCGGGGACGTGGTCCGCGTGCGTGGCGTGCTTGTACAGCAGCGCGAGCTCTTGGTCCGTGAAGTCCTTGAACAGCCCTGGATCATCCGTCAGACCGAGCGTGGTCTGCTTGTGCGCGATGAAGTCCAAGTTCGCAACACACCGATAGTCGGCATGCTTGTGAAGGAACTGCATCTTGTCCATGTCGATTGAAATGTACATGGCGGAACTTTAGCCCATGGTTCGTTTAGAAGCAAGAGGGAGGGGAGGGTATTTCTACCCTCCCCGGCAGGTCACTCCGCACCTTCCTCGTCGGCTTCCGGGGCGGCGACGACCACACCGTTGAACTGCTTCCAGCGCTGATACTGCGTGTAAGCCGTGTTCCGCTGCCAGCTGTTGGCGCGCATGAGGTCGCGGACCACTTCGAACGTCGGGACCGACTTGCTGCTGACCCGGACCGCATCGAGCGCGTCCCAGATTTCGCGGCAGATCGAACCGAGCGACGGCTTGGTGACGCCGTTCTGCTTGGGGCGACCCTTTTCGATCTTGAGCGACTTCTGCACCACCACTTCGCCGGCCGTCTTGGCGCGGATGCTGTGGGTCGGCTTCGGCTGCGGGGCCGGTGCGGGCTCCGACTTGACTGCGGGGGTCTGCACCACTTCGAGGGCGGCCAGCGCAGCGCGCATGCCGTCGTTGTTGAGGTTGCCGTACTTGACGCCAGCGGCCTTGCAGGCAGCGCGGAGTTCGACCTTACCCATTTCGTTGAAGTTCGTCATGTTCCTAATCTCCTGTTTCTGCGTTGGTGGACCGCAATGCGCTGTCCATGTGTGAATACTAGACGCCTCCCGATCCTGCGTCAACACCTTTTTCAACTATTTTAGGCGGATTGAGCTAAGTGGCTGATTTTATTCAGATTATAGTTGGTTCAGAAGGGGATATCGTCGTCGTAAAAGTTCCCTTCCGTGGGTGTTTTGGCGCCCGGACGGGGTGCTCGCACCTCAATTGTCGGGGGTTCCATGCTGTCGGAAGCTTCCTGCACCCCAAAAGCGCTCCCATCAAAGCACTGACCGAGGATTTCTGGGTATTTCTTATTGACCCAGACCCTCAAATGTGTTGGGGCTTTGAGCATTCCTGATAACTCGATGCCAGCGTTGGTCGACAGCGGAGGCAAGCTTTCACTTCGCTCACGCCACCAGATGCGCGCCTTGCGACCTGCATACCCGCTGTGCTCGAAGCAAACGAATTCATTGAAGTGTTGCAGACCGCAATAGTACGTCACGCGCATGGACGGAGGTGCGCCGAGCTTGGTGTGGAGGCTGAAGGTAATGTGGTCAACCTTGAAGACGTCGACCTGCGGCATCTCTCCGGTGATTAGTTCTTCGCTGCTCGCACCTTGCTTCAGCTTCGTGCTAATGGGGAACTCGTAACCACAGCCTGCGCAGATGCGAGCGCTCGCGTGATTGTACGTGCCGCAGCAGTCACAAATCTTAATGGGCGCATCGCCCGTCTTTTCGCCGCGTCGCTTGGGGATGACGGGGTCGTTGATTGGTCCGAGCCTGCGAGTGTTCCCCGCGTAGTCGAGCACCATGCAATTCCGCTTGCCGCCTAGGCGGATTGCTTCCATGCGCTCGTCATAGTCGGAGATGTTGAAGCCTGGTGCATACAGCGGACGTGTACCGCGCCCGAGCATCTGCACCCACAGCGGGGTCGACGTAGTGGGACGCAGCATGAGGATGAGGTCGATGCCCGGGAAGTCGATGCCAGTGGTCAGGATGTTATTGCTGACCGCGCATTGGAAGCGACCGTTCTTCCAGTCCTGAATCGCGCGATCGCGTCCGTCCATTTTATTGTGGATAGCGATAGCGCTGACACCGAGCGAGTTCAAGATATCTGCGGTGTGCATCGCGTGCTCGACGCCTGCACAGAAGCCAAGCCAGTGGTGTCGCTCCCCTGCTGAGGCTTCAATTGCTTCCCTGCATGCGCGCTCCGTTAGCTCGTCGCGGTCAACTGCGTTCTGCAATTCAGCAGGAATGAAGTCACCGCCGCGGATGTGTACACCGTCAACGTCCAGGATTGTTTGCGTGCGCCTGGGGATAAGCGGACACAGGTAACCTTCATGAATGAGGCGGTTGAACGCTTCCATGTGTGTAATGTCGAAGCAAAAGTCCGTGAACAGCCCACCCTCCGTGAGCTTGCCGAGCCCCATGCGCCACGGGGTTGCAGTGAACCCTATTACCTTGAGGTGTGGGTTCACCGAACGCAGGTCGTCTAGGAACGTGCGGTACATGGTGTCATCGCTTGGGCTGACGAGGTGTGCTTCATCGATAAGCACAAGGTCCACATGCCCGAACTGCGGTGCGTACTTCGCCACCGACCCGATGCCTGCGAAGATGATAGGATTCACCGTGTCGCGCTGCCGGAGTCCCGCGCTGTTCACGCCAGCGGGTGCGTGCGGCCACAGGTGTATGAGCTTCGCGTAGTTCTGCTGAATAAGTTCCTTGACGTGCGTGAGGCACAGGATTTTCTGTCGCGGGTATTGCTTGAATACCGTCTCTAGGAACAGCGCAATGACAACAGACTTGCCCGTACCAGTGGGCATCGCGATAAGAGGGTTGCCCGTCTTACCGGATGCGAAGTAGCTGAATACGGATTCGCTTGCTTCAACTTGGTATTGGTGCGGGACTAGACGCATCAGATCCCCGGCTTGGTTGCGTAGTGCTCGCAGCCCGTCAGCTGCGTCGCTTTGTCCAACTCGATCTCACGCAAGCTGCAATGCCACTTGGCGCCCGGAACGCCCAACACAGGTCGGCTGAACGCGCACGTTCGGCAGTTGACTTCGGGTTGCTTGTTGAGGTGGCAGACTGGCATGTGGTCACAGAACTTGCACTTCCAAAAGCCGGGCGACTCGCTGAGTCGCTTCGGGGGTTGGTCGAGCGCGATGAGTTGCGCACCCCTGTCAAGAAACTGGTCAGCGAAGCGCGTGTCAAGCGGCACGAGCTCACAGTATATATCGTCCGTGTTCTTATTCACAGCGACGTACAAGCAAACCGCAAGACCCATCTTGCGCATGTACACTTGCATCTGGACGTAGTGGTCGGGCTTCGCTTCCTTGACGCCTTCACCGTCGAACTGCACGTTGGCTGACTTGAAGCCGAACTTATAGTCTAGATGCTTGCGCCAACTTTCGCCGGCAAGCTTGGTGAATGACTTTTCGTTGTGCGTCTTGAACTCACCGAGCACGGGTGTCCCGGGCTGCACGTCAGGCAAGCGCATGACCACACCGTCGCCGCTGCCACCCATGTGACCGTCCGCGTGCGTGATGCGGAACTGTTTACCGTGTTCGTCCTGCTGATACATTTCGCAGCCCATCGTCAGGAGCAGCGCAATGAAGCGTCCCTCCTCGATGTGACCGCGATTAAACAAACGCAGCATCTGTCCGCTGAAACTGGACTGCGTAGTCCAGCGGAAGTCATACCAGATAGCGCGAGCACAGTCCTTGCCGACAATGCTTGCGCCTAGATGCGTGCGAAAGCCTTCCTCATCGCTGCGGTATGCGTCGCTGATGTGCGGCAGCACCTCACGCAGCTTCGCGCGGTAAGCATTGCCTTGATCAACGCGGATGCAGCGGTCCATCTCGCGTAGCGTTTCGTATGGGAGAATAACGGAGGCCATGCTTACTCCAGATAAAAAGGGGCACGCTGTTTAGGCGTGCCCCTGTCGACCGCAACGCTCAGTCAGTTACGAGCGCGGCTGCTGCCACGGAGGAACTGCGCCCTGCGCCGGGTGTGCCGGCTGCGGAGGCGTCGGTGCGGCAGCGGGTGCGGCACCCTGCTGCGGGGGCTGCGCCTGCCAGGCTTGACCACCGTTCGGCGGCGTCCACGGACCGGGAGCGGGTCCAGGGCCTGCCTCGGGTGCTGCGGGTGCTGCGGCCCACGGCTGAGCGGCTGCCGGAGGTGCCCAAGCACCCTGTGGCGGCTGCTGCGGTGCTGCCTGCGGTGCAGGAGGAGCACCCCACTGCTGAGCAGGGGCAACCGGCGGCGGCGCACCCCAACCCGCAGGCGCTGCGGCAGGGGGAGGCGGATACGCGCCCGGCTGCGGGTACGCAGCGGGAGCAGCGGCGACCGCGGAACTGCCAACGACCTCGTTGACGTTCTTGTACGAGGTGACCTCATTGTTGTCCTCGTACTCGCCGTCACCCTTCCGCAGCTTGACCTTCAGCTGGAGCGGGATGCCGTGGAGCTGCGAGCTGTCCGCGACCTGCAACACGCCGACAGCGTGGGCAATCGCGCTGAGCTGCTTGAACCCGATCTCCTGCGCGACAGCGTTCGCGTTGCGCAGGTTGAGGCGCGTGAACAGCTTCCGTCCCATGTAGGGACCGTCGATGATGGTGAAGCGGCAGTTCAAGTAGGCGCCGTCGCCAGCCTTGGTGGGCTTCATTTCCGATTCGTCCATCACCGCCTTGTACCAACCTGCCGGCACGGGGTCGAACCCGATGTCGTGCGGGACGTTGGTTGCGTCGAAATTCAGCTGAGCCATGTTGTCTCCTGTTTACCTTGTGAACACATCGATTCCGCTTGACTGATGCAGCACGCCTGCAAGCGTGTTCCAACCATTCGCCGGGGGCGCTGGAATCGTGTATTCCCCCGTGATGCCAAACCTGTTGCCTGCAATATAGCCCGGCGTCCGCGAGAAGCCAAGGACTCGTCCCTTGTTCTGCGAGACTGCCTTGACCATACCTTCCGCTTTGCTAACGAAGACGGGTTCGTACAGGAAGCCGACGATGTCCGCCCACTGCGTGATGCGTTCGCGCTTGCCGTACGTTTTCTGATTCTTGGGGGAGTGCAGCAGCAAGTCCCACGAGTCGTATTCACCGGACGTCGGGTCCATTACTTTGGACGCGAATACGTGGCACGTTATCACGATGTTGATGCCTGCATACACAGCGAGCGAGTCGCACATTTGCAGGAACTGGTCGAACTCCTCGTTGGCGAGGTTGTACGCTTTGCCGTAGCCACCGTGGGCGCTTTCCATGGTGATGACTTTCTTGCTGCCCGGACGGTACGCAGGGTCACGCCGAATTATAGCGTCGTGGATGGAGCGCTCGAGTGCAGTACCGCTGTCGAATATGATTGTGCGGTAGGCGAACTGACCGCGCTGTGCAGCCTGCGTCACCTCCGCCATGAACTGCAAGAGTTCTTCCCACGTCTGAAGCATCGGTGTCTTGGCGACGTTCACGCCACCGAACCCAACCTCGAGCGGGACAAGCAACGCGCCCGGAGCACCGGCGCACAGGGTTGTCTTGCCCATTTTTTCTTGACCTGCGACGACGATGCGGAGGCCGCTACGTGTCACGCCAGTTGAAACCGATCCGAGGATGCTGCTCATTGTTGTCCCTTAGTAGAGCGAAACATTATACGGTGTTCTCGTAGTTCCTGCAATGCAATCACGTTGCGAGCGTAGCTCCGCACTCCGGGCATTCTGCGGGGAAGGTTTCTATCTTGTCCTCCGCATCTTGAAGTTCTTCTTGCAGCGATAACTCCATTTCTCCGCGACGAGTCAACACTTCCTGCATGTGCGGACCCACACCTCGGATCAACCTGAGCTCCGCATAATGCTCGAACTCTTCAACGGAGAGGTGCTTCGCCTGTTCCTGCGTAAATTTGAACTGATGCATGTTAGAGGTCCGCGCTGTCTCGGAAGCCTTTGAACACGGGGAAGCGCGGCGCCACTTTGACACCGAGCTCGAACGACTTGTACGTCACGAGCATACCGATGAGCGCGTTCCCCATCGTCCACAACCGCTTGCGCAGCGCGTCGTCATAGCCCGTGCCGATGCTGAACTCAACCCCTGTCTTGATGTCCCTGACGCGCAGTGCGCCAAGCGTGTCCATCGGTACGAGGTTGGCCTTGTGCGAGCTACGCTCCGTGCGGCCGAGCGCGTTGATGGTGGCCTCGTTGCCGTTGTGCATGCGCTCCTCCAAGCCGATGACCACAGCTTCCGCGTCTGCGAATCGCTTGACCTTGAGCAGCGTTCCTTCGCGTGCGGTGCTGCGACCGTACTTGTATGGACCGTTTACGCTGCGCAGCATCACGCCTTCGAAACCCTGCCCCACGATGCTAGACTCGTAGACGGCCAGTTCTTCCGCGTTGTGGAGCAGCACTTGCGTGAGCAGTCGCACGCGCGGGTGACGCTCGAGGAACGCTGTGGTCAACCCCGTGTGCAGACCCTTCAGCCTGTAGCTGTAGGGCTGCGTCGGGTCGTTCCAGTAGTCGAACACCCAGAACACGAAGTCCGGCGCACCGTCGCGCGACATGACGCCGCTCGTGGTCGCTTGCATCACGTTGGGCGCGTTAGCGGGTCCAACCGTAAGCTCACCGTCGAGGCCTTCCAACGCTTCCAAGTCCATCGAGTCCTGTACGAACCCGTTCGGTATCGGTTTGAGGGAGCGGGACAGGAGCAGCCCGTCCTTCACTACCGCACGAATCCCGTCAATCTTCGGACTCGCATAAACAGGGAAGACTATTTGGGCAGGGGCCTCGACGGCAAGCATAGGTTTCATGCGATTCGCTCCATTCGGTACTGCATTGCACCGTTAGGCAGAGGATAGCAGAACAAAGCTGCAACGGGCAAGCCCAAAGTTCTACGCACAGCAATCGTAAGTGGCTTTGGGGGAATCACACTTACTTCTGAATCAGCTATGAACTGCTCCGTGCGCTTGCGAGCAACACGTTCGGCTTCTGCAACCTGCCATGACTTCATTGTTCTAACCCCTTAGAAAAGTTCCCCCGCCGAAGCGGGGGAACTCTCATTCATCGATCGGCTGAACGTCGAACGTTAGGTCAACGCCGATCTTGAAACAGCCGATTGTGAGTCGGCCCTTTACTCGACCGCGCCATCCGTCGGGGCATCCGGAGGGCTGATGTCGAAAGTCTGGTTGTCGACCTCGAGGAAACCGGACTCGTTGCCTGCGTCGTCCACCGCAGTGATGTGGATGTCGTACTGCCCGTCCAGGCCCTGCGCCTGCGGGATGTTCGAGAACGGGATGCGGCTGTAGCCGTCCGCGTCCACCACCGGCGGGGGCAGGTCATCGAACGGGGTGTCGTACACCGCTTCCGTGTTCGCCGGGCGAATGCGGATGCGGTTCAGCACCACATCCGCAGCCGTCGACTGACGGAAGCGGAGGGTGAGTTCCTTGATCTTGGCCATGTCGTCGTTTCTCCTGTTACGGGGTTTCGATTGCACCGTCCGATGGCGCCTCAATTGTGCCATCGGTTGGTCCGGGGAATCGGACAGTCGTACACGCGACGCCCGAGTAATCTGATTCAGCGTTCTTAGCGTCCACCGCTGTGACTGCATAACACTGTTCGCCGCGCGGTTCGGTTACGAGCTTGAGCTCGAGCCCTGCTGTTTCTGCAAGCCGCGTAAAGCCGTCTGTGACCTTGCGATATACGCGGTACTTGACGGGCTTCTGGTCTGTCGCGATGACGGTGCTGTCTACGTTGTGCGTCGGTGCAGTCCACGACAAGCACACCTCATGCGACTTGCATGTCAGCGTCTGTGCGGGTGTGACCACAGCGTACAGCAACGCCGCGAGCCCGAGTATGATAGCGTAGCGCAGCGGCATGCAGAAATACCCAACGGGCGGCGGGGACAACAGCTTGCGCGCAAAGCTGCGCACGGTCAACCCTGTTCTGCTTTACGACGCGCACGCATTGCGGTCTTCGCACGTTGATCGCATGCACGGTTCGCAGCGAAGCGCGGCTCTGCATGTGCGGTGTGCCCCTTCACATGCTTGAAGCGGACGGTGATCTTGCCACGCTTGCACAGCGAGTGAAACACGTCCGTGACTGGACACTTGGGAGTGGCTTGCAGCAACTCGATGGCGCCCATGCAGTCCGTCTGGATTAGCACCTCGTCGCCTGCCTCGATTAGCTTGTGCTTGAATCCATCGAGCAGCGCGTTACAGACCGCCATCATCTCCGCAAGCATGGAGCTCGACACCTTGTCGCGCATCGGTCCTCCGCCCGGGAGCTTGCCGCGTTCGCAGGCTATCCAATAGCCGTAACCTGCGACGCGGTGCTCGGGGCAGAAAGAAGCGTCCGCTATGATGGTGACGCGCATTCGCTCACGTCGCAGCTTTCGCCGGCAGCACAATCTCGAGCGACGGGGTTTCCGACGGCTTGACGATCAAGCACTGGTCGAACAACCGCGTCTGTTCCGTCGTGAGCTTGCGGTACTCGCGCACAGCGAGCTCGGGCTTGCGCACGATGAGCGAGTCGACTGCAATGTGCTGCTCGCGGAACGAGGGCGCGAGTGTGGTCAACGCTGCCTCGTCCACCTTGCGTTCAATCTTGTACGTGGCCTTCAGCGCATACCCGTCCGGGAGCGTGAACGTGTTGGTGCCTTCGCTCGGTGTTGGGAAGTAGTGACCGAAAATCTTCTTCCGCAGCAGCACCTCGCTCGCTTTGAGCTTCGCCAAGTCCTCGTGCATCTTGTACCAGGCCATCAGGTCGTTGATGGTGACGGGGTTGTCGGGGAGTTGGGTCATTTCGTTTTCTCCACCGTAACAGTGAAGCCTGGGAGGTGTATTACGATCGGGTCCATCGGCGCGTCTGATGACTGCGGACCTCCTTTTGCAATTGCTTCCAGGATTGCGGAAGCGGGGAGCGAGCCCACAACCTCGCGCTCGATGGGTTCAATTGGTTCGGGCTGTCCGAAGAACTTGCGCTCGATGCCCGGCGCCTTGTCCGCTTGTGCGTGCGCCTGTGCGTCGCTGTACTTGCCGTCAGCGTAGCGCTTGCGCAGCTTCAGCACGTTCTGCGCGACCACCTCGTCGTCGGTGATGTCCAGCATGTTGAGCAGCGCTTGGTAATAGAAGCGCAGGTCACCGAGCTCCTCGATGAGGTGCGCGATGTTCAGCGGCTTATTGTTTGCCCACACTTTCTTGGACAGGTCGAGCAGTTCGCCTGCTTCACCTGCGATGCCCGTGCAAGCGTGGTGCATTTCGTCCGCCACTGTGGGCATCTCTTTCATGAGGTGCATCACGAACTCGTGGTACTCGGGCAGCACTTCCTTCGCCATGGAGATACCGACGTCTTCAGCGTCGAGCTCCAAACGGTTATGCACTTCGGCCGGGACTTGGATCTTAAATTTCGCCATCTGCGGTCTCCCTGTTAACTGAAACGAATTTTACGAGGTGCAACGGAATCACTGCAAGCCCTATCCACCGTTGCTCGGGAACGCTTCGAGGATGCGGTAGCACTTACCGTGAAACCCGTAGGCGTCGACCATCTTGTCCTTCTGCACTTCCATGACGTAACCGTTGTCGACCAAGCTGCGCATGACTTGCTTCGTTGCTTCCGTGCTGCCACCCTTGTGCGCTGTGAACGCAGGCAAGCGCTGGCACTTTTTCTGGATGAGCGAGTGCGGGAAGATTGCATTGTCGCGCATGGCAGGCGGAACCTTGTACCCGGGCGGCACACCGTTCAAGAAGTAGTCGCGTATGATGCTGACGACCTTGTTCTCGCGGCTCGTGTCGTCCGTACCGACGTCACCCTCGTCCAACTTGCGCTGCATGATACCGATGTCGCGGCGCACCACGAGCAGCGCCCACTCCAAATGCTCGAGGGTTATGCATGGGTGCGCGAAGTTGTCCCCGACCGCGAGCAACGCGCTGAGGCGCATTACCTTGAGCGACGCGCGGTTCCACATCTGCCGCCAGCTTTCGTCCTTGGTCTTGTTGATCTGCGTGTCGCACTCCTGCTCGAATGCCCACATGACTTGTGCAGCGTCCGCAGCAATGCTGACGGGTACGCTTTGGTTCGTACCGATTTTGCCCTGTGCAGTGGATGCCATGGCGCCTAAGTATTCGCTTACGACCTGTGGCGGCTCGCGGAGTTGGTTGCGGTTCAGTGCAGGTCGTTCGCCCGTGTACTCCACAATGATGAAGCGCGACAGGAACCCGTCCTCCATCATGGACTCGGTCAGCGACGTGTAAAAGGTCTTCGGGGTCGTCTCGCCAATCATGCTGTACGCGACACCGCTCACGCTCTGGATGTTGCTGTCCTTGTTCGAGTACGTGATGCCACCGACGATCGCGCTCGGACCGGACTTCTGGTACAGGTCCGTCATTGTCCTGCGCAGTGTGGACATCGAGGTGTCGCGTCCGTCGTCCACAGCAAGCCGACGCAGCTTGTGTCCCCACTCACCGCACACGTTCACGAAGCATGTGTTCGCTGCGCACGCTTTAATGAGCGCAGGCCCGGAAGCGAAGTCGCTGAAGTCCACGAACATTTGGATTGCTGGCGAGCGTTGCGACGCTGCCTTGACTAGCGCGCTGACGCCGCTGTGCATTGCTTCCTTGCCGATAGCAGACTGCGCGACGAGGATCATGTAAATGTTCAAGCCGCTGTTCGGGATGTGCCACGCCTTAGCGCTCAACCCTGCAAGCAACCCCAGAGCACCAACGATTGCGACCTCCTTCACGGGGCGCGGTGCGCTGTCGTATATGAACTGCGCTAGCACGCGCGTGAACCCGGGCGGCCATGGTAACCCCTGCTCCCCTGCGATCGCGCTCGCAGCGCTAGCGGGTGCGGCAAGCGCTGCTGCGACCGGGGGCGGCACTGGTGAGGGTTCGGCAATGGTCAGCTGAGTGCGGCGCATGTCGCCGAGCGCACGCACGCTGCTGTCGATGCCCTTGACTTCCGACTTGTCCTCGTTGGCTTGGCGTGTGCGGATGGTAACGAGCGTGAGGTTGAGGTATCGGTCGTTCTTCTGCGACTTCTCCCGCTGCCCGAGCGCCGACTTGCGGAACAACCTGCGGCACTGTTCGTTCGACTTGCTGTAGAACGTGAACATGGACATGAGCGCAAGGTCCGCTTCCGACTGCGAAGGGTAGCCCAAGCGCTGCCACTCGCCGCGCCACAGCGCTTGGAAGTTCAGCGCGTTGTCTGCTGCCCAGGCGCGCTCCATTAGCACCTCGTCGGTGATGGTTGCTTCCACTTCCTCGAGCTTGATAGCGTCGACACGCTCACGCGCTGTGAGGTACATGGACGCGAACGCATTCACCCACTCGTTGCGCTCACGTATCGGACGGTCGAGCGCGATGTTACCCGTGCAGATAATGTAGCGGCCCGACGTGTACGCTTCGACGTTGTCACGACGGTAACCCTTGCTCAGCGTTGCACGGGTCCAGATGTGCAACCCCTTGCCCGACTGCGAGGTCTCCGCATACGTGTCGAAGTTCTGCGCAATCTCCCATATCCAATTGAACTGGTCCGGGTGCGTCCACTTGGACTCGTCAATGGGTTCGCCTTTCTTGCGCTGCGACTCCGCGTCGCGCACGTCGAAGTCGATGCAGCAGTACGGGTCTGAGTCGCAGAGCACAAACCCCACACCATACCCCCGCTGCTGCGCGTGGTGAGCCGCAACCTCGAAGGGTAACCATTGCTCGGGGTTAACCGAGCTCGCTGCGTATAGCTGTCCGTGGGCGTCTACCGACAGAGGGGTCTTGTCCGGGGCTGCGATAACCCACTGCGGAAGACCTCGAAGCTCTGCGGGTATGCGGCCCCAATTGGCCGCTGATGTCACGCGCGTTTCTCCCGCCTAGCTTTGAGCTTGTGCTCCCACGCTTGCAGGCAGGGCTCCGCAGCCGCTCGCTCCCACACGTAAACCCCACCCCCGACGGTGATAGGGGCAGGCAGGTCGCCGCGCTGCTGCGCGAACGTCAGCGTGCAGTGCGCAACGTTTAAGCGCTTGCGTATCTCGAGCCCGGAGATGTACATGAGGTCGAAGCGATGCTGTGCAGCTTTATCAGGACTAGCCCCGGGCATGATTATTCTCGTTGCGACCGAATGGTGAGGGGGCACGCATTATGTGGGGTAGCACACACAAGCTGCAAGCGATTCCTTGCGGAACTCAAGCGGGGCGAACAGGTCGCTCCGTCGCTTTCGCGCGTTTGAACTCGCTACGTGCTTCCTCGACGTAGCTGTCCCACTGCGCAAGCGCTTCCTTGCGCGCGGACACACGTCGACGCCACTCGATATTCCAGCCCTCAATCCACGCCTCCCGCGCTGCGCAGTCCTGCTCCCACGCCTCGAGCGCAGGGTTGCTGAGCACAGTCGGCGCAGGCTTGTCAACCTTTTTAGATTTGCGTCCAGGCTTGCGCTTGGTCTGGTCCTTGGTGTATCCTTCAGCATGGATTTGGAGCGCAGCCAAGGAGAGCACAACCTTCCCGCCGATGTACGGGGACGGGCGGTTCCAGCAATGTGGCCACCAACTGAGAATGAACTCCTGCTGATCCACGGGGAGCATCTTGATCTCAGCGTACTGCTCCGCGGTCGGCCCCTCGGAACCGCCGCCAAACACAAACGCTTCGGGCGTGCTTGTAACGGGCGGGAGCTCGTTGTGCGTGATTGCAGCCGGCGGCAGACCCGTCGTGCCTTCTGGTAAATCATTCGGAGGCGCTCCGAGATCAAACGGAACGCCGGGAGGCCTCATATCATTTGCCATTTTTGAGATCCAATCATGGTTTGAAAATTTTGAGATCTTATCAGACTTTTTGAAAATTTTGAGATCTTATCACCTTTTTTCAAAATTTTGAGATCTTACGGGGTTTTTGGATTTTTGAGATCTTACGGGGTTTTCCAAATTTTGAGATCTTATCACCTTTTTTGGAAAAGTTGAGATCTTACGGGGTTCCCCGGTCAGTCGCTGCCCTCCTCGGCCGCCTCGGTCGCCCGGAGCGTGATGTCGTTGTGCCCTGCATCCTCGGCCTGCCGGCGCACCATGCGGTTCGCGTCCGTTTTGGACCGAGCACGTACCTGCACCACGTACCCGTCACGCTCGTCCCACGCAGGGTAACGGAACGTGACCTTGACGTTGTATTTAAGCCACGACACGGCAGTCACTCTTGAGCGCACCAAAAGGGGCACCACCGCTGAAGCGGGACGCAAGCTTGTACAACCTGCTGTCCCCGATGTAGCGGTGCTCGAGCACAGTGTAAACCTGTCCACGGTACTTGACGCGCATGTTAGCAAACCTCCCGGGCGAACTGTTGCGCCAGCGCAACCCACTCGTCAACCGAGAGGTCGCGCACGTAGCACACCATTTCGGAGCGCGTGTCATACAGCACCCCGTCATTGAACACAAAAAATTGATAACCCCTGCCACCCCGGAGGGTAACGTGGGGCAACCCCGCTGCGCGGATTGCTTTGTTAATGCGTGCAGTGCTTGACGTGTGTGTCATGGTTACATCCCGTTGAGCAAGCGTACCGCGTCGGCAAAGCTGTCCGCCTCACCCGTGTACCCGCGACCCTCGACCCAAAAGTAGCCCCGGTCCTGCTGCTTGACCACATGGTCACCGCAGTTACGGTGCGTGACTACAAGGTAGTTCCCAAACAACCCACCCGAGCGCACGAGGCGCACGTTGGTGAGGTTGCGCATGTGGGCAACACCAACGTAGATGCTGCGGTCACCGCAGTCGACGCTGAAAATGTTGCTGTAGATGCGTGCCATGTCGAACTCCTTACCTAGTGCAAGCATAGTAAATCAGGATGCACGGTAGGTCAAGGGGTTTTCGAAAATTATTCCGGCACCACGTCGACCCACACGTTTTGAAACGTGCTGTGGATGCGCTTGGTGAAAGCTGAAACGCGGCTGCTGTCCGGGAATGCAACGAACACACCCTTGTCACTGCAACCGTCCAACGTACCACCAAACTCCTTGACAATTGCTTCGAACTTGGTGCTCTCAGCTTTTGTGGGGAGGTTAGCGTGTTGGGTGTTGACGTGCGTGAGGGTTGTCATGTGCATCTCCTTACTGTGCAAGCATGGTAACGCAACCCAACCGGACGGGCAAGCTTTTTATTAAAGTTTTTATTTTATTTTGTGCTTGACGTAGCAGCACAATTCAGCTAATGCAGTTTTTTATTTTTTGGTGGTGCTAAAAATAGCCATTAGCACTGTTTTGCGATTACCCCCGGCTATATGCCGCGCACGCTTTTAGAAAAAGATTTATGGCGCGGCATATACAAACAGGGTGTCCCTACTATTTTATTTAATTACTATTATTGTGTATAAGTGCTTGCTTTCATTGGGAGTTCTGTGTTATCCGCTGGATTTAACGCTGCTAATTGTAGGTCAAGCGGTCCACGGCACGCGCTAGCATGTGGTTATCCATACGTCAAGCGCTTTGCAATTAAAAATAATTCGTCCAAACCCCTTGCATCCGGATTAGGGGTGCGCTATAGTTTGTTCACGGTGGAGCTAGGGAACAGGGGAAGCAACAGGGTGTAAGTCCTAAACGGCAACCCTCCCCAACCTAGCAAAGCCGCTGGACTAACACGTAACCGGAGCAGCACATGAACAACGTCAAAGCACCCGCCCACCTCGACACACTGGTCGTTTTTGAAACGCGGGAAGAGGACTACGAAGGGAACCTGCACTGCGCACACGGTAGCGATGGAAAGTTCTACTTGTTTTACGAAGGGGGCACTTTTAACGACGGCAGCGACTACTTCCAGTTCAACACACTGCCCGAAGCGTTTAAGCGCGCAGCCGAGTTGACCGCCGAGCTTTTGGGTATTGACGACTGAACCCTTGCAACATCCGGACCAAAGGCGCCTGAGGGCGCCTTTTTTTTGCTTTGCTGCACTGCGCTGTGAATAAGTCTGTTCATAACTCGCAAGGCGCGTCGATCGGGACAGTACCGGGGCGGACGTACAGGGTCACCCCTCAAAACGCACAGCGAGCTTTATAATGCGTTCTAGCGAGAATGCAAGATGTGGACCAACTTTGGGTCCAAAAATATCGAAAATAAATGCGAAAAGGGGTTGACGCACCCCTAGTCTTGATGCACAATTGCGTCATGGTTCAGCAACGTGCTGCACCACCAAACGGAGACCGAACATGCGAACCTTCAACTACACCGGAACACTGGTCACGCGCTGCCGCACCACTGGTCACACCGATGCATTTAGCTTCAGCGGGTTCACCTCTTGGGACGGTGTGGTGCGGGAGCTCAAGTCGCGCGTGCGCAACCCGAACTGCGAGCTGCGCAGCATGGTCGGTGTGGTCATTGAGGACTGCAAGCACGTCGACACGTTTGCCTACAATGCGGACGAGCTGCTGGAGCTCACCGGCACGGGGTCGCTCGACGTTGCGCAGTTCCGCAAGCGCTAAAAATAAATGCGTCCGGGGGCTTGACCTGCGGACGCATCCGGATTACACTGTATTCACGGTGGAGCAACGGGTTCCACCCAACCGGAGCAAAGCAACATGACCACCCAGACCCACGAACCGCACGGCACGACGTTTATGCGCAAGCTCAAGGGCCGCAAGCTCCAGTTTGCAATCGGCGGACCAACGCTTGCCGAAATTCAGCGCATGTGCATCGCGGGTCACGAGGACGTGTTTGTGTGGCAGGGTGACAACAGGCAGGAGGTAGTTTTCCGCAAGCTCGCGGACGGGTCCATCGAAACGCTCAGCGACCGCTTTATCCCCTAGGAGGTGCAAGATCCAGACCAACCAAGCTCAATCCCGAGCGCAAAAGGGTCACTTCGGTGACCCTTTTTTTTGCCTAAAATACTTGCCTCTACCTGAACTTTCGTGGTACAATGGTCCAAATGCGTTTCGGACGCGCAAGGCCCCGGATGCTGTGGGGCAGCAAAAATAAATGCGTCAAACCCCTTGACGTGTGGATGCATCCGGATTATCCTGTCTGCACTAGGTAAGCAGTTCAACAGGAAGTAACCAAATGTCCACCCGCGCCATGACCCTCCGCAACGTCACCGCCCTGCGCAACAGCCTTGGCAGCAAGCTGTTCGACCGCACGTACCGCTTCCTGCGCGAGGAAGCAATGCGCTCCTCGGACGGTACGGTCCGCACGTTTGCCATTTTCGAGGTGCGCTAAAATGTACGCACGCGACCTGAAGGCCGGTCAGCGCTTCCAGTTTGTCAACGCTTTTGGCAACGTCCCCGTGAGTGCCCCCGTGTACACGGTAACCCGTGACGCGCAGCGCGCAAGCGAGCCCGGGTACTGGATCGTCCACACCAACCTCGAGCGGTGGGCGGGTCGCGGTCGTTCCCCTGTGGTGCTGCTGTGACCGCAAAGCGCGTCACGCTCAAGTCCAAGGGGTTCGACCGGGCATACCACGTCCTGCTGGACGGTGTCAAGGTCGGCGAGGTAACCCGGCAAATTGCTAGCACCACGTACACCGGCAAGGTGAACGACGGTAAGCGGGACTGGCAGGTCTGGGGGTTGAACCAAAAGGAAGTCATTGCTGTGGTGGAAATGTACCTCACGTGACCTTCCCAAATGGAATCACGAAACCCTTGACAACCGGATGCATCCGGACCATACTTGCGTCACCTACTAAGGAGACCGACATGCCCCAAGTCAAAATGACCGAACTCCCACGCACCGAGCTTGCACAGTTCGACTGGATAGTTGGTCCGGTTTATGCAGCGCACGTTGCGGACCTGTACGACATAGCGCTTGTGTATCAGGGTCCGGGAGCGTATGCAGTGGTCCGCCCCTCGCACCAGGCCTACGTCGCATGCTGCCCCAACGAGCGCAAAGCGCAGCAACTCATCGAGTCGCTTGCTGACGCGCTGTCCGACGACGAGCGCACCCGACCCGTCTAACCCCTGCAACATCTGGACCAACTAAGGGCGCGGAGGCGCCCTTTTTTGCGTCCAAAAGACTTGCCCTCCCCGCGCGGTTCATGGTACAATGGTCCAAACGGGTTGCGCCCGGGTCGTGCTGCACGGCAGCGAAAATAAAGTGGACGCACCCCTTGCCTCCTGCATCCGGATGACCCATACTACCAACAGTTCAACAGGAGACCCGACATGCCCCAAGCCCACACCGCTCGCATCGTTACCTTCCACCGCTCGCAGGGTTGGACCACAATAACGCTTGACCTCACGAAAAAGTCCGTGGCGGTTTGGGCGCGGTCGGTCGGGTACACGGTCACCGGCGTCAAGGAGCAAAGCTCCAACCCGCGCATGCAGTTCCGCGCCGAAATGGTGGGTGAACCCATTATTGCGGAACTGGTCGGTCCCATGTACGACGGGGACGGGGTTGTGCGGTACGAAAGCACCGAAGCCTATGACGCGCTGTCAAGGTAAATAAATCAGCGCGGGGGCTTGACCTCCCCCGTGCGTTGACCTAAGCTGCTCACAGTTCAACAGGAGCCCCGCAATGACCTTCGACCTGCACATTGACGCAAGCATCCGCGACCTGCTGCTGCAAGCGCTCGCGCCCCTTGCCACGCCCGGTTCCGAAGCGGAAGCTGTAGCTGACATGCTGCGCGACCTCGAACCCACTGGTCTCAACGACCTCACCGCCTAAGGAGTTGACATGCCCCTCCGCATCTGCTATCACCCGCTGCTCGCGCAACAGCAAGTCAACACGCGCATGCTCCCCTTCGCCATGTTCGGTATCACGGGAGGGTACGGTCGCACACGCGCTGCACTGGTCGACGCTGTGCGCAACGGGAACCATGTGGTCGCCCGGGGCTTGTTCGACAAGCTTGTGCTCGAGGGTGTACGGGACGACGTTAAGGAAAACGGAATCACCGAGCGGGAAGCGTACGACGGTCTAGCCCTTGCATGCAAGAACGAGACCATGTTCGCCGGGTTTGTGGTGGAGGGTGCGCTGTGACCATCCTCATGACCATTAAGGTCCACGAAGGGGGAAACCCGAACAACCCCGTTGTCAAGCTCCACGTCGAAAGCGACGGGACCGGCCACAGCTTCACCGTCCGAGCCGGCGGGAAGGCCCTGCTAGCGGATGGAAGCAAGAATCGTTCGCATCCGGTGCTGAGCGCAGCGACTCAGGATGCACTGCGGGAGGCGACCGCTGTGGTCACCGACCTGTAGAGGGTTGCAAGAATTGGACCAAAGGGAGCCTCCGGGCTCCCTTTTTATTTTTCACGCAGGGGCTTGACGTGCATCCGCTAGATGTGGTACAATGGTCCAAACGTCTGCGCGACGCGCCCGAATTGCTGCGCTGCACTGTGGATAAATCTGTTCATAACTCTCACCATGCGTCGATCGGTCATGCCCCCTTGCGTCGGTACAGGGTCGGTCGAAAATCGCTTAAATCGCGTTAGGCGCGGTTCTACGTGGAATGCAAGTCTTGGACCAACTATTTGCCGAAAATAGTTCGAAAAAGGGTTGACGTCTGGATGTAGTTGACGCATACTTGCTTCAGGTTCAACGGGAGAGCGACATGACATTAGAAGTAGGCGTTCGAGGATGGCTCCGGGCAACGAGCAAGCGCACCGAAGACGGTGACGTGGTTGTGGTGGAGGACTTCAACGTCATCGCTCGGGACGCTACTGGTCGCCAGTGGGTCCATGAGGTCACCTTCGCGGGTCGCGTTGGTGAGACCGAGGAAGGTTTCGGTTACGGTGTGGACGGGGACGAAGCTGCTGCACAGCGCTTGGCGGACCGCGTCAACGCGCACCTCGCTCACGAGGGTACACTGGACGCGCGTCGCTGGACCGAAATCGAGGCGGCTTACGGTTCCGAGGCTTATGTCAACGGCGGGGGCGAGGAAGCGCTTATCGCTTGGGAGCGCTCGGTCCGCTGAAAATAAAGATGCACGGGGGCTTGACTCCCCGTGCATCCTGACCCACACTACCTCCATCGACTACTGGAGCACGACATGAAACCCGAACTCATTGGACCGCCCGACCTCCGCAGCATGACGCAGCGGCAGCGCTTGAACCACCTCAAGGCGCAGGGCATCGAGCTGGACCTCGCTACCTCCCACGGGGGCGGGAACCGGGACCACGGGACATGGAGCGTCGAGTTCCGCGGACCGGGACTGCCCAACCGCTACACCCAAATTCAGGTCCGCTGCCGCACGTACAGCGGCAAGTTCGACGGGAAGCGCGCGTGCGAGCGGGAAGCCAAGGAGCTCGCGGTCGCTCGGATGCTCGGGTTGGACGACTGAAAATAGTTCGCCCGGGGGCTTGAACTCCCGGGCGTGTCGACGTACAATGGGTCCACGTTAACAGGAGACTGACATGGCCGAACTCGAAGGTGTGCAGAGGGAGAAGGTGCTGGACCGCGTCCGCAAGATGCTGGCTCTGGCGAACGACGACGGTGCAGCCGAGGGTGAGCGGGACAACGCGCTCCGCATGGCGCACAACACGCTCGCCAAGTACGAAATGACGCTCATCGAGCTCGACGCATTTGCGCGCGAGAAAGCGGACCCGCGCGGACGCTTCGACACCGAGGGTTGGAACCTGCTGTGGTGCAGGTACATCCGGCAGACGGTCGCCCGGCTGTTCGGTTGCGAGTACCTGCAAGGGGGCAAGATTAACGCCACGCGCGGTCGGCACATTTACATCGGTCGCACAAGCAACACCGCGACCGCTGCGTACATGAGCGACTTCATTATCCAGGGTGTCATCCGCGAAGCGGACAAGCGCTACGGCCACCGGCTCAACCCGGAAGGTCGCTCGTTCTGCACCGGCGTGAGCGACCGCTTGCGGGTCCGCGTGCGGGAGCTACAGGAAGCGAACCGCAAGGAACTCGAAGCCACCCCCGGCACAGCGCTTGTGCTTGCGGACTACTGGCGCACCGAGGCGGAAGCGAACGACGAGTGGATGACCGCCAACATGAAGGTCGGCAAGGCCCGGGCCGTTGCGCGCAGCAGCATCCACGCTGGCTCGTACCACGCTGGCAAAGCGCACGCGGACAGCATTAACCTGTCCCGTCAGCTGAGCGCCGGCAAGGGTGCTCCCCGACTCAAGTAACCGCTTGCGATCAAGCGCAGGAGCCGCCTACTATGCACACACCCCGGGCAGCGCGGGAAATCAGCTGCCGGGGGCAGGGTCGGTCCGGATGAGTACAGTAATGTGAAAACCGGATTCGCCCCTGTCCCATACTTTACTGGACCTCAACGGGGTGCAGGACACCGGGCAACCGGAAACAAGTACCGTTGCGCGAAGTCCGACCGAGGGATGGGTCGCGCTATCCTTCGGGACGACACCCGTAGGCGCGAACCCTGCGGTCACGGCGGACGGGTCGGGGACTGGTGCCTCGACCCGTCTTGCTCTAACAATAGACAAGGGAGTGGACGGATGCTGATTTTGACTCGTAAGCCCGGCGAAACCATTTGCATCGGGGACGAAATCCAGATTACAATACTCGGTGTCTCGGGGCATCAAATACGCATCGGCATCGATGCACCTCGGGACGTGCCGGTCGACCGCAAGGAAGTGTACTTGCGCAAACAAGCTGAAAAAGGGATTGACAAATGACCACACATGAGCTCAAGGTTTGGCCCGAGTTCTACGGACCTCTGCACACCGGCGACAAGCTGTTCGAGCTTCGCTATGATGACCGATACTACAAGGTCGGCGACGGTCTGGTGCTGCGTGAGTTCGCACCGTGCCGCGCATGCCATGGCAAGGGCCAGCAGCCCATGCTCGGCGCAGGGATGGACCCGTTTGCGTGCGAGGAGTGCAAGGGAACCGGAGGTGCGTACACCGGGCAGTCCATCCGGCGCGTCATAACGTACATCCTCAAAAAGCACGTCGCACTCCAGTCCGGTTACGTTGTGCTCGGCTTGACGTAGCATGTTCATCCCAAGCTGGCAAGAGAAAATGCTGGACCGTGCCGCAAGGCACGTCCTGCTGCCCGTTTGGGTTCGCGCTGACGGAGGAACCATTTGCACTCACCCCGGATGTGGGCTACCATATCGGGATCACCCGCAAGCGGTGCCGCACATCACGCTCACGCTGCTGTGTGACGGGAGGTACGTGAAGTTATGACCATCAGTACACCGCTCGAAATGATTGCCATTTGGCGTCAAGGGTGCTCGGTGTCCGCAGAGCGCACGGACCCGGATGACTTGAAGCACGAGGGTCCGCAACCCGAGCTCTGCCCCGAATGCACACGGGGACTTGTCGACGGGCTGGAAGTGTGGTTACGCATGCCCCTCTGGAAGCGCGTGTGGCTTCAGTCGCGCGGTTATGTGTGGCTGCGCAAGTACGTGGCCTGGAAGATGAACCAACATCCTGACAAGCGAGGAAGCGAAAATTGATTACCGTTCTCTGGGTTATGCTTGGTGTGGCTGTAGTCGCTGGAATAGTTGAAGCGGCTCTGACGGTGTGGCGTAACGAGGAGTAAGCAATAGCTATTGCATGATGCATAGTCGGTGCGTATAGTGTGCCAGTATTGATTTGATTACGGAGCACACATGGCAGTCGCGGGTACACTTGGGGGCGAGCTCCACCTTGTAGCGCGGCACGGCCACACCGTTGGCGCGTTCACGGTAACGTGGACCGATGCGAATGGTGCAGTCGACTACACGGGCGCCACGTTCGACTCCGCAATCAAGCCCACATGGGACGACGCTGCGGTCGACAACTTCGACATCGCGCAGACCAACGCTGCTGGCGGCGTGTTTGAATTCGAGCTCCCCTTCGGACGCTGTGCTGCGTTGACGGAGGGTGCGAAATACGTGTACCTGATCAGCGTTACCTTGGGCGGGAAAAAGATTCCCCTGCTCCAAGGCACGCTCGATCTTAGGGGCGCGTGATGCTGACGGTTGTCCCACAGTGGGGGCAGCTACAGGTTAACGGCGGCTCGGCGCAGGCTTTGCAAGTTACCGCGCCGAACGGTGTGCTTCTCGACGTTGGAATGTCCAGCGTTACGAACATTGACGTTGGACTCCCCGCAACCATCAATCTAGATATCGGCGTGCAAGGCCCTCCGGGCTCTGGCGGCGCAGGTACAGGCAACTCCTATTTCCCGAGCGGTTGGTAACGCCGCGCTCATCCAAATTTTTTATCGAGGTTCGCCATGACAATTGTAGCAGCAGACTGGAGCGTTGACCGCACCACCAAGAACGTCCGGTACATCGGTGACGACCATGTGCGCTTCGGCGGCACGACCCCGAGTTATGCGACGGTCATCGAATTTCACCGTTGGTTGCAGGACTTGGCGGATGACGCCAGCTACGCAGGCAACGACGAGCTCGACATCACGGACGTTACCCCGTCCGAGCGTGCAACGGACAACTTCGTCACGCTCATCAACGGGTACAACATCGACGCCACCACGGCGGAGCACTTGTACGACGGCTCCATTGTGCAGGGCGGCGGCACCGACATCTGGGACGGCATCGTCAACTTCGGTAACTCCGACGTCCAGATCCAGCTCATCCAGAACGGCGCGGTGCTGGCGGACGATTGGTGGAACACTGCGAGCGGCGGTCTGAACTCCGACGCCACTGCGGGTATCTCGCACCGCTTCATGCTCAAGACGCGCACGTCGGGCACGGACATCGACTTGCGCAAGATCCTCGGCACAGCGCGTCGCTTCGGCAAGACGTACAGCGAGTTCAACATCAACGGCACCTCGCGCGGTAACAACGTCCTCGCGTTGGCAGACGCCACCGACTTGAACAACGCGACGGTCATCGGTACGGTCGCGGGTTGGGCCACGATTGCCAATATCACGGAAGGGTACAACCCCATCGACATCGACAACGATGGCGACAACGAGTTCCTGTACAGCGAATGGAACCGCGACATCTACTCGATCAACCAGTTCTACGAGCGCATGAAGTGGCTCACGCGCGACGGTTCAACGGAGACCCTGTACGGCCTGAGCGGTGAACTGTTCCGCGGTATCACCCACGAACTCACGATGACCACGCCGCGCAGCGGCACGTTCAGCGCGTTCGAGGCAGTCAGTTGGTCGGGCGGCACGGGCCAGATGCTTGCGGTGAACGTCGCAGCAGCGGCCACCAAAATCTGGATTCAGCTGCTGACGGGTACTGCCCCGGGAACGGGTGTGCTCATCACGGGTGGCTCGTCCGGCGCAACCGGCACGACCAGTGGCTCCGCGCTCGAGCGGCCTGTGTCGAAGCCCTTCTGCGGTGTCAGCACGGGTTCAGCGCTCATCGGTGCGTTCGGCTTCTCGCTCGAGTACGCTGACCTTTCGAACACCGACCTCATCACAGCCCTGGACGGTGTGACGTACAGCCCACCGAACAACGTCACGTTCAGCGTCGGCGGCCTGGTCGTAGGCGAGGACCGTGTGCTCGTGGGACCGGAGCTCGCAGGCGGCTTGAACTACGGGCAGTTCGCGCTCAACGGTGCGCTGACAGGTGCAGCGGTGACCGCTGTGGTCATCACCGGCCCCATCCCTGCGGACACGCCGAGCAGCGGCACCATCCGTATCGAGCGCGCGGACGGAGCATACACGCTGCATCCGTACAGCTCGTGGACCGGCAGCACGTTCACGATCACCTCGCACAACTTCAGCACGAACAATGCTGCCAACGCTGCGGACGTGTTCATCAGCTACATCGACAAGCTCGCAGCGAGCACGACCGAGTCTTTCACGGTTGTGTATGCAGGCTCGCCTCGAGCGCTGTTCATTCGTGTGCGCGACGGTGGCACGGTTGGCGCCAGCCCCATCAAGACCTTCGAAACGACGGGTTCGCTCGGTGCAGCAGGCGGCAGCACGACAGCGATCCGCACGCCCGACTTGTAATAAATGGCAGCGGCAGCCTACACCACAGACCTGACCGATATTGATACGGCTGAAACGAACGGCACGTACACCAATATCGGGACAGGTGCGGACGCGCAGGAGACGGACTACTTCATCCAAGGAAGTGCGTGCGTCTCCAAGCCGTTCAACATTACTGCGGGTGGCATCTACCACAACGAAGGCGCGGCAATCACGTTTGCCACGGACGAGTGCTACTGGCTGTGGACATACTTCGGCGCACCGAACGCGCTGCTGTCTGAGACCGCAGGCGGGATGCAGGCGTTCGTGGGCTCGAGCGGTACAGCTTACCGTCTGTGGGACTTGTACGGCTCCGATAACTACACGTATGGCGGTTGGCGTTGCTACCCCGTTGACGTTGTCAACGTTGCAGCAGACGACACGGTAGGCGCTCCGACAGGAACGCGCCAATACTTCGGGTGCTATGCGCGAACCTCCGTTGGCATCGGCAAGGGCAACCCGCTCGGCTTGGACGTTATGCGTAAGGGGCGCGGAGAGCACCGCTACGCGAACGGCGACCTCGCCAACGGTTACGCCACGTTCGCAGGCTTCGAGGCTGTTAACAGCGCGCAGAGCGCTCGTTGGGGCTTGTGCCAATTCGAGGATGGCAGCTACCGCATACAGGGAATGATCGTGCTCGGGTACGTGAACCCCGTGGACTTCCGCGACTCGAACAAGAACCTCGTCTGGAACAACACGAAGAAGGTCACCTCGGGCTTCAACCGGATTGAAGTGCGGCAGGCCGGTTCGCGCGTGGACTGGACGAACATCAATATCACCGCGCTTGGCACGGTAGCGCGCGGGAACTTCGAGTGCATTGCCAATGCGGACGTGAACCTCGATACGTGCGTGTTCACCGACATGGGTACGTTTATATTCCAGTCCGCTTCAACGATTGATACATGCACCTTCCGCCGCTGCGATCAGGTGACAGCAGGCGGCGCAGCGTTCACGGACTGCACGTTCTCGCGCACGACAGCAGCTTCAGCTGTGTCCGCGACAACGCTCAACATCTTCGACAACTGCCAGTTCACTTCGGACGGCAGCAGTCACGCTGTGAACCTCGGCACCATTGCTGCGACCACGGCAATGAACTGGAACAACTTTGCGTCTGGGTACGCAGCGACCAACGGCAGCACCGGCAACGAAACGATCCTCGTCAACGTGGCATCGGGGCAGACGCTTACAATCAACGTTGGCGCAGGGTACACGACGCCCACGTATTACAACACGGGTGCAGGAACCGTGACGGTTGTGTCCGGGCAAGTTACGACGGAAATCACCGTCATCGACGTCGTGACAGGTTTGCCGCTACAGAATGCGCGCGTGTACCTCACTGCGACGGGTGGCGGACCGCTGTCGGATGGTACGGTTATCTTCAACACGCTGACCGACGTGAACGGGCAGGTGAGCGACATCCGCTCGCTTGCTGCGAACCAACAGGTGACCGGATGGGTGCGCAAGTCTACGAGCGCACCGTTCTATAAGAACTCACCCATCACCGGCACAATCAGCAACGCGACCGGGCTGTCGCTCACCGTGCAGATGATCCCTGATGAATGATTCCGTACACCTCCGCAACGCGAAAGCACTGAACGAGCGCAATAAGCAAGACCGTGTGCGGCACGACGAATTGCTTCAGCGCGTCCAGCATCTCGAGAATCAGGTGACCATGCTGCGCTCGGAAAACGAGCAACTCAGACAGCAGGTTTACGGTATCCTAGCCGCACGCGGCACAGGGCCGACCTCTAGGAGTAGCGGGTGATCACAATTAACTGGAGCACGCGCGAAATTTTTGTGCCAACAGCGGACCTCACGTTGGTGCAGTCTGTCCCGTCGTTCATTTACGAGCTTGACCTTAATACATTTCGGCTCGTTCTGAAAGACTTGGAAGACAACGTCGAGGGCATGCCCTACCCGACAACGCATAACCACAACACTGAGGTCAGCGTCGCTGGTGTGACGCTGGCGCGCGTTATTGAAATGATCAACGGGTACACCGTCACCTTCGAAGACGGGCAGTACGCTGTGAACCTTATCAACGCGAACTCCAACGTCGGTGACGTTGTGAACGTGAACCAAGTGTCTGTGCGCGTAGCCAACTCCGCTGGCTTGATTACTGTGGGTGGCGCGAGCCCGTGGACGGAAGTCATTGAGAACGGCGTTACCGCTGCCGGCATCCTACGTCTGCTCGCAGCGGTTGCAGCAGGCAAGACAAGCATCGTCAATCTTGGCAACGGGTTTGCGACGGTCACGTTCCGCAGCTTGGCAGACGACAAGGACCGCATCGTGGCAGACATGACGGGCAGCGAGCGCAGTGTGGTCACGCGAGACGTAACATGAAACGACCGGACCCGATTCGTCTGTTGAAAATTCTTGTCTTGGCAGGCGTCGTCGGGTACGTCGTTTGGAACTTCCCGCAGCTCGGATGGCTAGGCGGAGGCTGACGCCGCTCGAGGAGCATCTTGCATGGATCTTTCAGCATGGGGGATGGCGACGCGCCATTCACGCATCTAAAGAAGATTCAAAAAAGGATTTCAGCGAAGCACCGATCAAAGCCTGGTGCGACGCACGCGAGAAAAAGCCCCGCCGCCGGAAGGTCGATGCACGCTGATTTGCCCCCTCGAGTCTTAGCGTGGAAATTTCCGGCGGTGGGCACCTTAGAGCCTGTGGTGACATGCTGCGGAGTGCGGTATAACGTAGCATGGCAACACCAATCACCCCCGAGTACCTTGCTCGCAGCGGCACCGAGCACGGCGAGCAGGCTGCCGTCTTCTGTTGGGCTGCACAGAACCGAACCGAGTTCCCAGAGCTTCGCTGGCTGCACGCTATCCCGAACGGTGGCGGACGCAGCATGGCGCAAGGTGCAGCACTCAAAGCTGAAGGCGTGAAGGGTGGCGTGGCAGACGTTTGCCTACCTGTGGTTAGACCGGGGCGCGGCAACACGCAGTTCGTCGGGCTTTATATCGAGATGAAAAAGCGGGACGGCGTCCCTTCAAACGTGTCGGCTGAACAGCTCGACTTCGGCGCGTTTGTGCTTGCTCAGAGCTATGCTTGGGTTCCGTGTTTCGGTTGGCAGCAAGCGACACGGCTGATTCAATCGTACCTGCGAGCCGAGCTGTATGTCCACTCCGAGCACCAACAAACCGTTCTGAAAAAAGCATGGGAGCTATCGCGTGCCACGTATACCGAAATCTGCCCAACGTCACATTGACGCTCTGAACCGTATCCGTCGCGAGGGTATGGCCAAGCTGAACAAAGCAATCGAGATGAAGGTTGCTGCATACGACGGTCCGGTCCCTCGCCGCATGGCAGTGGACGAGACACCGAGCGGCATGCACGCTGCTCACGACGTGTACCTCAACGGCGTGAAGCAACGCTTGTGCATCGTTGCAGACATGGACAAGGGTTACGTCAAGCGCTACGTGTCCGGGGTCGGTAACATCCCGCTCCGTAACCGCAAGGGCAACACAGACACCGAGCTCCTGTTCGGTGACGTGCAGATTGTGCGGAAGGGAACGAAGCTTGGATCGCAGTAACATCGAGCAGAAGCTGCGCGACGCACTGGTGAAGCAAGTAGCGGTCCAGCACCAGATGGACGGGCTGCGCAAACTGCATGACGCAGCGATGGTCATGGACAACCGTTCGCTCGTTGCAGTGTACCGTCAGCAGATGCACGACCTGCTCGACTTGCAGCTTGACACGCAGTCTGAAATCTGCTCGCTCACCCGTAACATAGTCAACTTCTAATGAAGAGCTGTTACACGCTGCGCATGCCCGACGGGCATAGCATCGCAATCCTGGACCTGTCAAAAGTCCGGGGGCGCGTGTACGAGATAAACCGGATTAACGTACCAGAGCGCCACAGGGGTCGCAGGTACGGTGCAGCCCTGCTGCGCGAGGTGTGTACCGAGGCTGACCGCTGCGGCGTGCTGCTGCGCTTGGTGGCGATGGCAAGCGGTGGTATGAGCGCAGCGGAGCTCGAAGCGTGGTACACCCGTCACGGTTTTGTGCAGCGCAGCAACGGGTATTCCTATCGGGAACCTCTAGGGGCTTGACCCATGCTTGCGCCCTTGCTATGCTTGGGTCACTTAGATAAGGAGATTGACATGGAACTCGTGATTCTTGCCCTTTGCGCCATCCCCGCTCGCTTCATCGGGCACTTGATTGCTCGCATGCTTGGTCTCTGACCGTGCGCAAGGTTCTAATCGCTTTCGTGCTGTTGTGCGTTGCTGTCGTGCTCACAGGGCTGAGCTACCGCGACACGCTAGGCCTCAAGCGCTCCGAGTGGCGCTGCATTGCCCGGGACGTTGGGTCCGGCCAGTGCGACGTGTACGAGCGCTTGGCGCGCGACCGGGGAACGGACTGATGGCTAAGCTCGTCTGGCGTGTGCAACCGGCGCCGACCGGGAAGTACCGCTCGTTCCAGAAACGCGGTTGGCCGACTGCATGCTACAAGGGGACGGAAACCCCTGCTGCGTTCCTGTGGTGTGAGGACGATTACCATCCGGCACGGGTACGGGAAGGGCAGCACAGGGAAATCACGATTACTGTGCTGCACCACAACCATCCGGAGAACCCCCGGTCGTGGAAGCAATTCGCACTCAAAGCGAAGTCGGAGACCCTTGAGGGTGCAAAAATGCTGGCACAGCAGTTCTTGGATGTCCATCCCACATTCCATCCTAGAAAGCCAGTCCCGCTGTGTGATATTTGCAACAAACACCCGGCAGTCACGCTCACGCAGGTCCATGGGATCGATACACAGGTTTGCGCTTCGTGTCAAGGAGGGGATGCACCATGATCAAGAAATGGGTTGGCCGGCTGCTGTGCAGCATAGGTTGGCACGACTGGAGGGAGTATTATGGAGCGGAAGGGTGCTCCCGCTGTCCAGCGTTCCGGAGACCCTAAAAATAGTTTGAAAGGGGGCTTGCCATGTAGTTCCGGTGGAGGTACAGTACACCCATCGAACAACACGTGACTTGGAGAACTCAGATGGCACAGCTTAACTTCGACGCGACGACCCGCCCGGTACACATCGAGCCGACCCGCACATGGTCAGTGCATCAGGAGCGAGTGTTCAATTTCGTTGAGCACGGCGTCGGGAACGCCATCGTCGTCGCGGTCGCCGGCAGCGGCAAGACCACCACGATCGTTGAAGCGCTGAACCGCGTCCAGGGCTCAAGCATCTTCCTCGCGTTCAACAAGTCCATCGCCGACGAGCTGAAGGCCCGTGGTGTCAACGCTCGCACGTTCCACTCGCTCACGTACGGCCCGGTCATGAAGGCTCGTGGTCAGCACACCGTCGAGTCGAACAAGCTGCGCAAGCTGTGCGACCAGTACATGACCGGCGAAGACAAGGAACTGTACGGCGCGTTCGCCACCCGTCTGGTCGGCCTTGCCCGTCAGCAGGGTGTTGGCTTCCTCGTCGCCGACGTCGAGCAGACGTGGATCGACCTGTGCGACCACCACAACATCGAGCTCGACAGCGAGTTCGCGGACATCGGTCGCGGCATCGAGCTCGCCAGCAAGCTGCTCGATGCTTCGAACGCTTCCAACATGGTTGACTTCGATGACATGCTGTACTTTGCCGTCCGTGACGGCCTGGTGCTTCCGAAGTACGACTTCATCTTCGTGGACGAAGCGCAGGACACCAATGCAATTCAGCGCGCTATCCTGCGCAAGCTGATGAACGCTGGCACCCGCATCATCGCGGTCGGCGACCCGGCGCAGGCCATCTACGGCTTCCGCGGTGCGGACAGCGACTCGCTCGACCTGATTGCAACCGAGTTCAACTGCACGCGCCTGCCCCTGTCGATCAGCTACCGCTGTCCGCAGGCTGTGGTCAACTTCGCGCGCCAGTGGGTCTCGCACATCGAACCCGCTGCGACCGCCCCGGAGGGTTCGGTTGAAATGCTCGGAACCAAGTGGGACTCGAGTGTGTTCCAGGCGAACGACCTCGTTGTCTGCCGCACGACCGCCCCGGTCATCACGCTGGCGTACAGCCTGCTGAAGGCTCGCGTGCCGGTGCGCGTGATGGGTCGCGAAATTGGTCAGGGCCTCAAGAACCTGATCAACAAGCAGAACGCCCACACGATCGACGCACTGGTCGAAAAGCTGGAAGTGTACCGCACGCGCGAAGTCGAAAAAGCGACCGCCAAAATGGAAGACGCGAAGGCCGAAGCAATCAACGACAAGGTTGACGCGGTGCTGTGCCTCATCGACGGCTTGGACGAGGGCGACCGCAGCATCAACTCCCTGATGTCGGTTATCGACACCCTGTTTGCCGACGGTGTGAACAAGACGGTGCTCGCGACCATCCACAAGGCGAAGGGCTTGGAAGCCGACCGCGTGTTCTGGCTCAACAGCAGCGCTTGCCCCGCCAAGTGGGCACGTCAGGATTGGCAGAAGCAGCAGGAACTGAACCTGTGCTACGTCGCCACCACCCGCGCCAAGTCGGCGCTCATTCTGATCGAGGCAGGTAAGTGATGGACGAGTACGAAATCAAGGGCAAGCGCACGGAGGGAACCTTGTTGAAGGTTCCCGTCCCTCGCCTTACCAAGAAGTCGGCGTTCCTGCGCAAGCTGGAACGCATGCAGAACCCTCCCGTGCCGAAGGGTAACGTTACCCCGCTGAAGCGCACCAAGCGCTCGCTATAGCGCGATCGGTTGCGAGGTGCTACCCTTGCCCCGAGTCGTGCTTGCGGCGTGCTTACGCAGCGGCCAACGGCCAGCTAGCGTTCTAAACTGTGCGCTAGAACACGGAGTCGGGTCTTGCATCTGCTCAAGGCCCATCCTACACTGCCTCATGTGCAGGGGTCGCCAGCGTTAGGCGATAACGGGTTAGATCGAAGCAACCCTTCCCCTGCTACCTTTTTCACAGGAGAACATGATGAGCAGTGCCGACACCACTCCCCGCATTTCGGGCTTGACTTTTGAGCAATGGGCAACCCTAGCTGCCCAGATGCCCGACAGCTATGAGCCAACGTATGCCGACGCCATGCGCCTCCGGATAGACTGGCTTAAAAGCGAGAACATCCTTGACATCCGCCTCCGGAACGTAGACTACGCTCACCGGCTCTTTTCTAACGTGAGAGCAAATACGTTGACAAGCTTGTGATTATTTGTTAGTCAGCGCTATGCTATGCGGTAGGGGCCTAGGAGCTTACCATGGCGGATAAAATGACTCATTGCTTTGCCCATCCGGAACAGTGTAAGCCTGAAGTATTTCACTGCCGCAATTGCATTGTCGTTCGTCAGGCAGCTCGTGTGGCAGCTTTCGTAGGCTTCGCTGTGTTCCTCTATTTGTATTGGGGCCACG